GTTCTCGGTAAATTCAATCTAAATGGATTACAAAACGAAATTAACAGGAGCAGGTGAGGGTCAAGGGCTACCTGGTTCACTATTGGAACACCTACAAATTCCTGAGGTTGGACACCCGGCAATCGAATATTTACTACCTGAAATGAGACCTATGGGAAATGAACCACTGAAAAAGACTCCGTATTCTAGGAAACATGATAATCTCAGACTTCCATCCAGACTCAATTACCCATTGCTACCTTACCATGAAGACATAAAGGAAGCAATCATTACAGAAGAAATCCCTTCAAAGACGCTCATACACAGTCACCACCTATGGGATTTAAAAACCTTGTCAGATGTCTATAAATTGATTATATCAAAGAATCCAGAACTGGATGCTAAGAAAACATTCAATATAAATGACCTCAAGCACATGTCGGAATTAAAATATGGATTCCGAGCTGAGTTGATCCACCTAAGTGCAGCATCTTTTGCTAATCAAGCTAGCAAAGTTGAACAGAGTATAATCATGAATGAAGAATCTAAAGAGTCCTTTCCTACCCCAACCATGTCTAAATATATGTCATTGCTTTGCTCAGTACAAAGGTTGAGAATGTTTATTGCAAAATCAACCAGCCGTGATAAGGAAAAATTTGAAGGAGCATTAACTGAGTGTAATGAACCTGAGTTCAAGATGGTGTCTGATGCCACGTATATTTATTGGTCAAAGAACACCGAATTGACATTCGTCTTGGTAATGACACCAGGTCACTTCCGACTCTATCACTCCGGAATTAAAGCGTGGTTCTGTGGGCCGTCTAGCTATTTCAATTATATGTACACTATTGCCGATATCCTAAACAACTTAAGCGTAATATCTTCAATGCCAGAGTATTACTGGCTAGACAGTATGTATCAAATATTGTTAGATTTGATGAGCTATAACTTTGACCATCTGGATGTGACCGACTTCATGAAAAGCTTGGAAGGACTATTACTTAATTTGTCAGATTATGATGAAAGTTATTTGATGAATTGGCAACCGATCCTAGAGTGTCTTGACTCGATGCATGAGCTAGATCAAAAATTTATTGGAGAGACATATCCATTCACTAAATTATGTGAAATATTACACAATCCAAAATTAAAATTCAAACTGAACAGTCCATTGATGAGGATATTACAATTAAGGGGAATCAACACACGATCACAATTGCAAGAATTATCATCACTTCATAAATTTATTTTTTATGCTGAAATAAACTGCAAGAAAGGGCTAAATAAATATTTAAAACGAGTCCATACTGCAAGATCAGTTGAACCTGATGCGATCAATAAGATGACTTGGATGGCCAGGAAATTGTTTTTCTTGTCTTATTCAAAAAAGCATAATACTATGCCGACCATTTTAGGTGATGAGGAAAAATCTAAATACCTTCATATGAGGATAATGAAGAAGGATTACAAATCAATAGAATTATTACCGTTACATTGGTGGGAAAACATTGTATTATATAATTGTATGGATAACACAAGTACAGAGGACGCTTTAGAATTTGCAAAAGATAAGGGGGCTTTAAAAAATGAAATTAAATTGGGTCCTGGTGACAGCAGGAAGGAATTACTTCAAGTCATTGAAAAGACGGATTACAAACTGAAGAAGTTCTTCCCTAAAGGGGGCTTCTCACCTAAAGAACCATGTGTGAGGTTTGGATACCAGCTAGCACACTGTCTTGACACAGATTGCCCAGTAAGGCTGATTCCGAAAGAACGGGAGCAAAAACCAGATGGTAGATTTTTCGCAAACGGAGAACTATCAAATAAACATGCATTGAGTGTGATTGCACTTAAGATGAAGAAAATCTTAAGCTATTTTGACGAACAACTTATGACGCCAATGGATAAGAAGAGGAAAGAGCTACTACACAAAGCTGCACAGGATCTAAAGCAAAAAGACACTTATTCTTTGATGTTGGATATAGAGGGTCATAACCAATCAATGCAATATTCAAATACATCACAGTTATCAGAGTTTTGTGGACAACTCTTTGGTGAATCAGATTGGGCTTGTCTCCCTCATTACTTCTCCCAATTAGATATCTATCACTACGACGAATATATCGATGATGTTATGATCACACAAGGTCAATTGGGAGGGATAGAAGGATGGCTAAACCCTCTCTGGACATTACACACAACACTGATGATGAAATTGTTAAGAGTAATGACTGACCTTGAAATTGAAACAATCATGGTATATTCAGATGATGTAAATGCATTATTGAAGATCAGGCAAGCAACAACAGCTGGGATGGAAGCTACTTTTTTGAAAATAACGAGACATTGTGCAAAATTCGGAATGATGGCAAAAATGGGGCAAACAAACCTTTCAAAGCACAGAGTTACAATGTTGCGGCAACATTATGCTGATGGAGAGAGAGCTGATGCAACGTTAAAGAAATTAATTTCAACCAGTGGTGGGAACAATCCAATGGTGTTTTCAGAATCAATTGAAGTTAGCGGAATTTGTTCATCCATATCATCAGCCCTAGAAATGACAAATCACACTGACACCTGCATATATCTAAAAAATTATAAAATTGCAGTATTGTTAGCACGACTCCCATATATGATATTGTCGAATCCTCAGAAAGACAATATATTGTCAATGGACAATTTGCCCCCTAAATTGGTAACATTACTATGCCAGATTAAAGATGATACAACAATACTATCCAACGAAAATTCAGAGACTACTTTAATTCATGCAATCAATGACATTTCTTCATATCTTGGGATAAGACCACAATATTTAAACAAGAACATATTACGCAAAGCATTAGTAGGTTTATATTCCCATACAGTGGATAAAGCAAAATTTATGGATCAAGCAGATCGACTACTTTATTTACAAATATATGATAAATTCATATTTGAATTATTGTTCTACTGGACATATATGCCCGTTAACCTCGGGGGGCTGGGAGGTAGTCTTACTATAAACCTGTTGTTGTCAGGGCACAGTTCAGGCACTTCAAAATCCCTCCATTACATGAAAGCATGGGTTGATAATTTTTGCAAATCCAAGGACTTTTTTTACAATTATTTAGTGACTAACTTAAGTGTATCCCCAGACATGGATGTTAATTTTAATGAAACAAGATTGTTGAAATCATATTGGCCGTCAGAGATGAAATTAACAGATCCCGTAACAAGTATTTCTCAAGCAATAAAAAGTATGATTAAATATAAGACAAAAAATGTGAATGTCTTGAAACTCATCACCCTTGATGAATCTTATGAAAATATTTCTTCTGATTTGGTCAATATATTTAGACATAATTTTCACCCTAGGATGGCTCAGTTCTATTACGAGAATACATCTGTACACTTCCTGGATTTGCTCATTAGTAAAATTGAGACTAGTTCAGGATTATTGACAAGCATTCGGTCTCTTACCAGATTAAGAAACTCTCTATGTACCCGGACTATGCAGAACATAAGAATTGCAGGTACTCTGATGAAAACCTCTTACGGGGAGATTAACAAATCTATTGATATTATTGGATATCTGATAAATAGGAGGATCATGATGTTCCCTAAACTATCAATTCACGAAATCGACGAACCATTATACGATAATAAATTAGTAGAAACCTCATCATCGAAGTGTCTAATAACTGTTCGCAAGTGCAGTCCTATGCATTTTGAGAATGGGATCAAGGTGTTTGATCTTCCAGATATGGGTAATGAGATCAGATATAAGGGTGAATTGTTAGATGATGACAGAATGATAACCAACAAGGAAGAATTACTTGCAGCTAAATTATCAGCAGTGACTAAGTGGTTGATTACCAAACTTCATGGTAATACGACATCCTGGAAGGAGTTGGATGACCTGGACTGTGTAAAAGCATGCAATCTGGCATTAGCCACTCTAACAGGTCAAAAATTATCAGAGTTATGGAACTACAGCCCCAATGAGACTGGGGGTGAGATTTTACATAGAATTCCAAATATGAGATTTAATAGTACCACTTATATAAGGGCTGAATCAAATATGGTATTAACCTATACAGCAGATTTAAATCAGCAGATGATAATTGATAGGGGATGGGTAGACAGTAATATTAACTTTGATTATTTAAGACTTAGATTGTTACTACTCATGACTATTAGAGGGAAATATAATTCTCATGGAAGGGTAGTGACAAGATGGAACTGTGATAATTCTAATACTATACAGGATGTACAGTTCATACGGCCAATGTATTCATCATATAATGTTACTTCCAGATACCCCTGTTACGGATCGGTAAGAGGACACGTTTTTAACGAACTGAGATTCAGATATATGGCAACTCAATATCTAAATGTTGAAGATCTCCATGATCTCTATACAATTCCCAACATTTCAGAGAAGGAATCAAGTGCAATCCTAATGGATGACTTATTAGCAGAGGTGACACTGAACTATGCATATCATCTAGACAGAGAATACATGAGGCAACACTTCTTCTTCTTTGACTCTGAGTCTTGGCAACCATTAAAGGATAAACTGTCTAAGATAGACTGGATGTTTAAGGAGTTCAACAATGAACAGCAGATGGATCTCATAAGATCATATCTATCAAAGGCATTGGTCAGGAATAGACGTATTAGATTAATAGACATGAATGATAGGACAGCAGTTAGCCTCCAATTAGAATGTTTAGACTACCTGAGAGATCAATATCCCCTGAATGACAATTTTGAAGAAATGGCAGCTAATCAATTAGCAGTTCTCAAGGACCCAATCTCAAATTTGAACAAGACTGAAATGATAAGACATTTCCAAAATAGATTTTCAATTTACGATGATTTAAAACAAAGATCAGCAGCTATAATTGCTACAGAATTCCTGTTAACATTTTGGATGTCTTACAAGGTTGATTCCGGGGTAGCAGAACTCAATATTGACAAAATATTAAACACGTCCATTTCCTATGAAGTGTCTATGGCCTCTCTTATGATCCTTGACCCGTTACTCAACGCAAAGATGCACCTAGTGGGTTGCGATCTGGTTTTGGAATTGATTGGACATCAGCATGAGTTAATATATGAAATATTAAATGAGATATCGAGGAATGTACAGTTGATCGATGTGGTTATACCCCAAAAGTTACCTTCCTTAGGTGTCGGAAACCCAATCCCCTCAGATACAATAATCCCTGAGGTTGCCAAAGCATGTGATTACACAATAATACCAATATCATTAACATGTATGAAAACAATTGATCAATTATCCCCATTGTTAGATTATGCAAGGAAATGCACTGATATTGCAGCAGATCCTGCTGTTTATTATAGTCCTACAGGTTCTGACTCTTTTGTAAGTCAGTATTCATTGTTTAAATTATTGTTACAAGAAGGCTATATATATACAGACACAAAAATCTGTGACATAACAGGTGGTAGAGGAGATGGTGCATTCGCCTTATCATCTCATAATTTGACCTATAAAACGTTTTCAAGACAAGACACTTTTACATCTGTTTATTTCCATCCAGAGGTTATATTTGATCGAGACTACGACATATTTAAGACTGATACATTAAAACAATTCGAATCATTTGAATGGGTTCATTGTGACATATCCTTTGTAGGGTCAGATAAAAGAAATATTATTGATTTTATACTTTTCTTAGAAGAAAGAAATATTGCATATTCCATCCGACTAAATTCCGTGTCCTTGTCAGGATATGAACTGAGTGCCCTTGAAGATATACCTATGTATGACCATTTCTTATGTCACCCGGAAGGTGACAACTTCAAACCATATCAAGTTTACCTGGTAGGCATGCCATCAGATAATGAGTATACTGACAATATATACAATATTAAGCAGAGTATAGCTTATAGGTCAATAGCTTTAAGCTACAGTAAGTTAATTAAGAAAGAAAATTTGGAGCTCTCGAATTGGACGGATATCCCAAATTCATCCACAATATATTTGGGTGATCATTATGATCAAAGACATTTAATCAAGACTGTCGTTGAGGAGACATTAAGTAATAATTCGAAGTATTATTTAAAACGATATTTAGATCAATCTGAATTTAGGGATACATTCTGGATTGTTCCAGAGTCGCTGGATCCATCGACTACCCCCCAAATAAACAATTTTTTGATGAATAGTAATAAAGTAACTATGAAGGTTTACACAGGGCTAACACCTGAGGACATAGGGGATGTATCAAAGAAATCCATGAGATTCCATGTAGATCATTTAACTAGATTACAGGAATCAATAATATCAAAGATAGAATGTAAATTTTCAAACCTGAAAATTCCTGAACTGATCTATTTTTCTCGTCACCCTATTAGTCAAGTAAGGGCAACTATGGAGAGTGTCTATCGCTTGAAGTCTGCATTACCTAATCTGGATCTAAATGATAGGACTATGATGAAAGAATTGTTGAAAGATTTAAAGTCGGATGAGACTCCCTCACCTAGTCGTAACCAATTGATTTATCAGGATTCAATAAGATTAATGGTTTTATCCTCATCATTGGATGATTATTCTTATGGGGTCAGATTCTTACACTCATCCATATTACAGTCGAAACTCCCAAGCAACAATCTAATCTCCAGGATCAAGAATTATAGGTCTATAAGCCACATGTTTAGAATATGTAAGCAGATGGTTAAGGAGGGGATTATCAAAAATCATCATATAGTCAGCATAAAAGACACATTAGTGACAAGACGTGTGAAGAAGAGAAATAAGATTACCATTAATCCCAGAATATTACCGCAGGACGATATAATAAATAAGGTGACTGAAGGGATTGACATTGATTTTTCTGATATATTAGTGTCACTGGAAGCATATGCATTGAATCCTGAGAACACTGATGACGATGATGGAATAGGTTTATTATTCAAAGGCCTTGATGACAGAGAATCACTACTACTTGATATAAATATAAGTAAAGCTGTTGACACTTATTTAGCAACCCATGGTAGAATTGAAGAAGATAAATTTGGTCGGATAATGCTTGATGAAGAATACTATGAAGACCCAGAGATATAGTCTTGGTGTACTATCTACACATCTGAGGATACTACATTAGTAATGAAAATTACTCGAAAGTAGTAAAATCCTCTAAGAAAAAGCCT